CAAGCTTTAATAAATAATAAAGATGGTAAACTTGCTATAAATGGTAGCAATAATGCAAATAGCAATACTAATACCATAGTTTTACTCATACTATCTCCTTTTCTTGTTCTGGTGGATTCGGTAAAGGCATCCAGTGAGTTGGTTGTGAATAAAATTCATGATCTAATTCCCCACTATACTCAGCCAACTCCCATCGTTTGTAATAACTCCATCTTATTATTACAATTTGACTAGAATAATCGCTTTCCTCTTCAAGTGGAAAAAAAGCTAAAATTCTAGTTCCGTAAATTTTAGTTTCGTCTTTTGGCGCTGTTTCAATTGGTTGCCATTCGTTCATACTATCTCCCCTCATTCATTTCCCAAAGCCCTTCCGCTCTGGTCGCTTCTTTTTCGTCTTCTGTTTGGTTTTCCGCCCAATATTCATCGAGCTTATCTTGAATTGCTTGATTGATTTTTATTGTTTGTCTTTTCGATAAATAAACTTCGTGATTGCCGATAAAAAGCCAAATATTGTTGTTTGGGTCGATATGCTTAGCATTGGCTAAATACATTACATTCGCACTATAATTAATTAATATATCAATTGCGGTTTGCAAATTGTTATCTGAGTAAGTCCTCTTTTTAACGACAACCTGAAATAAATCATTTTCAAAAACAAATTCTTCAGCATCTTTAGTTAAAAGCTTAATCAATTCCTCTTGTAATCTATCAGTAATTTTTTGATTCTGACTTGGTTTAAATCCTTTAACTTCGCTTGCATCTTCGCCGTGGATTGTCTTTTCGATGTAACGACCATAAGGTCTATAAAGAATATTAGGATTAGTGTTTAGGTGGTGCAAATCATATAAGCTATCCTCAAGAACCCCGTTAGCATATTGCAAAAATTGTTTTCTGTTTTTAAAAATTTCAAATCTCATATTTTTTTTGTTTTAAGTTAATATTTGCCTTTTTACAGAAGGCTAACTGTTGAGGTCTTTGCCCCTGTCAATCTCCGTTCTCTGAGTCCACTTAGGATTTAGTTTCGGAAATTTCTGCCTTCATCTTTACCTAGGCTAGGTGGCAATTGCTAGAATCGAACTAGCCAAGGGGAATGACCCTAACGCTCTATAAAAACGCCTCTACCCAAAATTGCCTTATAAATATTCAAAAAGCTAGTGTTGGCAGGATTCGAACCTGCGAACGAGTTAATCTTAGTAATAACGATGATCCCTGTTACCGACAACTTACAAGGCTATTACTCCTTTTAGGTGCTTTAAACCCCTCAGCCACAACACTAGCCATTTAAATATTCACGATTTTATTGCCCGTAGCTTTCCGAGCATTTTCAGTTCGTCGCAATCTGCGACGATGTCACTATTTTCTTGGCGGAAGATTAAGGATTCGAACCTTAGCAACATTTCTGTTGTATAGATTAGCAATCTATTGCATTACCGCTCTGCCAATCTTCCCCTAATATTTACGATTGTGGTCTCTGGCGAGAAACTTTTCATTCTTCTTCGTTTTTAATTTTTTAAACTCTATTCGTCAATAAAGAACAGTCTATGACCACACCAAAGATATTTTATTCACGATTTATATTTTTAAAAGTCTTTTTATCAACCTTCGCAACATATGCTATACTAAGCTTTTTAATGTGTCAAGAATTATTTTTAAAAATAATTAAAATATTTTATTTGCGCAAGTTATCCCAAGTCGCGCAAGAGAATAAAAAAGTTAAAGAGACAATTAAAGATAAAATTAAAGATAAAATGTAATTTATTCTATAATCTTGTTGCCAATTAATAAAATTAATATCTCCAATGACAAAAGAAAATATTAAATAAAGAATAACCGCAATATGTGCTATGATTCCTGCAATAGTAAAGTATTTCATGATTTTAAATATTTATTTTATTGAAAAGTAGTAATTAAAACTCCTACTATCGCAAATCCTATTAATAATATTCCCGCTACTTCCATAATTACTCCTTATTTTAAATTAATAACATTCACTAATTGTAATTGTGATTTCGGAATTACTTCGTCGATCCACTTATTTTGAATAATACAACTATCCGCACTTGAAAGAATAATCTTTGCTTGCGAATAGTTTTTTAATGTCTCGGCTTTATCAACCCCTTTTATATCTTCTTTCTCAAGAAAATTATCCAAGATTATAAAACTAAAAATATTATTTTTAAGCTCAATAATTGCATCAACAAAATTATCAACACAAGTTAAATTAACATCTAATATTTTAGCTTGATGTTTTAACAACATTGTTAATATTTCCGAGTCTTCGATTAATAGAATTTTCACAATTGTTTGTTATGATTGTTAATAAACTCATCTAAGTTAAAAGATGAATTTTGTTTTATAATTTCGTCGATTTTTTTAAAATTACCCGCTGATATTAAGGCTTCGTATTGCTCAACACTGTCGAAGTATTTTAAAAAAATATCTCTGTTCTGATGATAAAGTTTTGCTTTACTTGCATTTGCGATAGTTTTTGCAAGTATTGTTTTAATGTGAATCATTTGCCTCCCAGAATTTGCTTTGTTTGCCGTTGAAGTTAAATAAAATGTCCCCGCATTCGCCTTCGCGATTCTTAGAAACAATTATATCTGCTTTGCCCTTTAAATTATTGTAGCACTTAAGCCATTCGTCATAATGCTTTGAGTGTTCGGGAACTTTTTCACGCTCTAAGAAATATTCCTCTCTATGTGTAAACATTACAATATCCGCATTTTGCTCTATAGCTCCCGAGTCTCTTAAGTCGCTTAAAATTGGTCTTTTATTTTCTCTCGAATCTCCAGCTCTTGATAATTGCGACAAGGCAACAACAACAATATTAAAGTCTTTTGCTATTTTCTTTAAACCCTCAGCAATTCTTGATATTTGTTGTTCTCTTGAGAATTCTTTACCCGAGCTTGCGATTAATTGTAAATAATCGATACAAATCATTTTAATATCATTTTTAAGCATTGCCCGTTTAATCTTGCTTCTAATTGTTAAAAGATTTATGCCATTTTCTTGATCGAGTATTAAATTATAATCTTTCCAAGTGTGTCTATTGTTTTCTATTGATAGCTTGTCGGCTTCGGTTGTTGCTCCGATTTTTAATCTATAAGCACTTGCCCCCGTTGTTTCATTTAGAAATTTTCTTGCTAGGCTTTTGTCCGATACTTCCATTGAAAAGAATAAAACTCCTTGAGTTAGAGAAACATTTTTAGCAAAGTTTAAACAAAATGTAGTCTTTCCGCTCGATGGTCTGCCACCGATAATAACTAGATTACCAAGCTCGAAGCCTCCAGTTAGAATATCTAATTTATCAAAGCCCGTAAAGATTAATTCTTTTTGATGATTAGATAAAACATCATCAATAACTTTGTCAATCTTTTTAGGCTGGTTAGACATGTTTATTGATATGTCTGCTATGTCTCCCTCTAATTTGTTTTTAATAGCATCAAAATCGCTTGTTTTATCGCTTATAATTAAATTTAATATCTTTTTTAGCTCTCTTATTTGCCATAACCTAATTATTTCATTTGAATAAGATTCCATATCAACTAATCCACTAGTAGCATTGGATAGGTTTTTAATAATCTTAACATCAATTTCATTATTTTTAACAAATGTTGAAATAATCCTAAAGTCAACAACCTCACCGTTTCCGATTCTTTTAATAACTTCTTCAAAAATCTTTTGATAATCAGCAAAGTAAAAATGCTTTGCTTCGAGGTTTGGTGATTTTAACAAATACATGTTATTTGAAAGAATAGTTCCCAGTAGGGCTTCTTCTATCTCTTGATTGAAATTTTCTTGTTCCATGTTATTTGTTTAAAAGATGTTGATATTCACTTAAAAATTTAGGTTTATCATTGTTTTTGTAGTTATTATTGTAATTATTTATTTTTGGTTCAAATACTCCTTGATAGGAATTTTGGATTGAATTTTCTAAAGCTTCATTGGCAAAGCCTTTTTGTTTTGTTTCAAATTTTATTAGGTTTTTTATTAACAACTCTCTTGCTTTTTCTGTTAATTGTTTTTTAATTTTTATACGCATTTCAACAAAAGCATTAAATAAATCTTTATTTATAAAGATTGGTAAATCACTATCATTCTTACTATCACTATCACTATCATTCTTACTATCACTATCGGTATTTTTGGTATCTTTTGGTATACCAGTTTTACGAGTGGTATTTTTGGTATTAGGTTTATTCCACCTCTTTGCAATATTGATTTTATTCCTTTCAACAACATTTTGATACTTTTCTTCATCTCTTTTAAATTGATTTAAAAACGGCTCAAAAATGCAATCAATCATTTTTTCAGTAGGCAAAATGTTTTGAGTTTGGAAGTTATAAATTGCTTTAAAAAGTTTTCCAGCTTCTTCATCTGATAGTTTATTTAAGATTGATAAACTATCTTTGTGTAGTATAAAAGATTTATTTTGTAATATTTGAGTTGTCATTTGAACCTACCTTGTTTATTAAAATTGAGAAATCAAAAAGACTCCACATAGCTTTGCGAATAACATCAATGTGTTTTTTATCATAACCAGCCATCTCTAATAATTCGAGAGTGTCAGCTATTTTTTTGCTTGCTTTATCTTGTATTTCTTGATTAATCATTGTTGAACCTACCTTTTTTTGCATAAAATGCCCTTTCATAATATTTATTAATTTTTGTTAGTCAAATTGTTTATTTCTTCTTTTAATTCTTCATTTTCTTTTTCGAGAGTAGATATTTTATCAGCGATTTCTTTTATTCCCGACTTAAACCATTTTTCATAATGACCCTCAAAATTAACTCCCAAGTAATCTTCAACTATTTTAAGCTTATCTTTGTAATCTCCCTCTAACGATTCCTTCCTAAGCTCGCTATTAATTGCCCTAACATTTTCTAGCTCAACTTTAATAACATTAGCATTTTCAATTTGAGTATCTAAAAATTGGATTATCTTGTCGATAAAATGGCATGAATTATAAATATTTCCTTTTGAGTCTCTTATTTTAATGTCTGTCATAACCGCACGCTTTGATTTTGGCGAGGCTAATCGTGCGGGATTAGCCCCATAAAAATATAAATCCGCTCGCACCAGATTTAAAAGGATAGCATACTTCGTTTTTCACAGTTGTATCTTATCGAACCGCTTGGCTTTTCGCTATCCAGTGATGAAGCTATAAACAGCAACCGCATTCTTGAGGAAATACGAATTTATAGCCTCATCACAAGTAAGCGAAGAGGGGATATGAAACCCCTCTTGCCGAAATATTAACCCTTTTTACTAAAAAACAATA